CACCGTTACCGTGTTCCAGAACATGCCAGAACACGCCGGAACACTGGAACGCGTATGGTGCTTTTCCTTAGCCTTTTTGCCGCCTTGGTGGTGCTGCTGCTACGGGATAGTTCCTACCCAATTAGCGATTTCAAAACTGCCTTGAAACCCGCATGGATACTGGCTGTAGGGTTACGCGCACACTGCTACATGCGGGTCTCCAGCCATAATGAGAATGGTTCTCATCGACTTGGTGCTGCTGCTAGTTTAGGATAGTAGTAGGGTTGTCATACCGTTATGACAACGGCCCCGCAAGCGGGCACAAAAAAGCCCACAAAATGTGGGCGTAAAAAAACCCTGCACAATGTGCAGGGTTGAAAGGGTTGAAGGGTTTACTTGTTTGACGATACTTGAGCGAGTCTAAGATAAAAAGAAATACCTTGTTTAGATAACTCATTTAGCCGTTCAGTTAACCCTTGCTGATGGATTGTGAGTGTATAGCGTTCACATAAGTCATTACCCAAAGCATCAGTATAAGACAGGTCGTATGTCATTTTATGTAATCCATAGAAACCCTGCACATGTGCAGGGTTGAAAGGGTTGAAGGGTTTACTTTGCTTTGCGCGAACGTTTAACAGGGGCAGGGGTTTCGACTACAGGGGCAGGGGTTTCAACTACAGGGGCAGGGGTTTTCCAAACACCGTTTGCCCTATCCAAAAACTGCGCGAGTGCAGGGTTCAAGGTCAACACGTGCAGCCATGTGTCCTGCGTGCAGGTAGCACGTACGTTAGACAGTGCAACCACGATTGCGTCAATCGCATCACTAGGCATGCTAATTAGGCGTTTTGGCGGGGTTGCGGTAGCACCTGCGGGACTCGCGGGTATCGGTTCAATATCGGTGCTAGGTGCTGCGCTAGCGGGTGCTGTAGTCTTAGTGGCTTTCGCTTTTGCACGTGCCCTATCTTGCGCAGCGTTAAAACTAAACTTAGTACCGTTATTTACTGCACTGCGGATTTCTGCTAAATAGTTTTTAGCAGTAAGCGGTAAAACTTTCGCATCATCTAGCACTGCCATAAAACGCAAGGACAATGCGCAATTTTGCTTGAGAGTGTTCATTGTGATTTTAGCTAACTGCAAAGGTTTAATTAGAGTATTGATTGTGTCCTTTGACTTGTTAACTGATACGAACACGTTAGCCACGTTAGTAATAATTGTGGCCGTGTCGAGAGTGACAATGTTAGTTTGCTTGGTCATGATGGTAAATCCTTTGTGTGTTTAAGTGTTTATCGCGTGCAGGAAATCCCCACACAAAACAATTATAGTCCTTTAATACCCTTGTGTCAACTACATGCGTTAAATTGTACATTTATTTACTAGGTGTTTTCCCTATACCATTGTCATAACGTTATGACAATGACTGTCTAAGGGTTTACCCTAATGAGGCCGTGTTTCACGTGAAACATATAACGCATAGCGCACGCCTAGCGTATAACGCGCATAGTGTTTCACGTGAAACATATAACGCATAACGCACGCATACAAGTATACCTTAGTGGCTTGGTATACCTTAGCCACGCAAGAGAACCTTAGCCACGCAAGAGAACCTTAGCACTCCGACCACCTAAGCATTTCTTGACCGAGGATAGTACCGACCCACCCGCCCCCGACCCCCCAACTCCGGCGTTGGCGTGGCTCCCCTGTATGCACTGTATTTCAGAAGAACAAAAACCAAAAACCCCCAAGTCCCATACCACACTAAATCATGCTTAACCACCCCCATCATTTATCCATCCCGCACTTATATTTTTTTCTAAAAAATTTTGCTATACTTCGACCACAACGCCTTAAAAGGTGCGCCGTGTACATATCGCTTACTCCTGAACTTAGTACGCCCGTGGGTCTTGGGATTACAAATCCTACAGATGTGCATACCGCCGCCCGTGCTATGTTTAGTTCCGCACAGTTTGTTGCAGAATTTGGCAACCCCGAACCGGCTACCCCCACTGAGCGTGGCATCGCACGTGATGTGCTGCGTGACCTCGCACCCCCAACTGAGGTGCAAAGATCATCGACTGCGGTGTACCTGCGCTCCCTGCTTGCAGAGTACGACCACCAAGTGGTCGAGACCGCCGTGCAAATCCGCCAGTTTGTGACAAACAGCTTGATTGAAGAAGCCGCCCCCGGCAACAAGAACCGCATCCGTGCACTTGAATTGCTAGGTAAGATCAGCGAAATCGGTCTCTTTACCGAACGCACAGAGATTACTGTGCGCCATCAGTCGGCAGATGAGCTAGAGACTAAAGTACGCGACAAGCTTGCAAAGCTCATGGGCATGCCTGCCCACCCTATAGAAGACGCCATCGCCCGCGATGTTAACTGAGTACGAACTCACCGCCCTTCATGCCAACCTTCATCTGCTCAAGGCAGACGAGCTAACAGAAGTTCTAGCTGCTCTTGAAGAACTAGAACGCCGTAAACTTGCACAATCGCGCCACGATGACTTAATTGAGTTCTGCAAGGCAATGGACCCGAACTTTAAGGTGGGTCGGCACACGCGCAGGCTAGGCGATCTGTTAATGAAAATGGAGCGTGACGAAGAAGATCGTATTGGGGTCAGTATGCCCCCGCGCCACGGCAAGTCGCAGATGGTGTCTATATATTTTCCTGCGTGGTATCTAGGTAGAAACCCTGATAAGAAAGTGCTGATGGTCTCTCACACCGGTGACCTAGCGGTGGACTTTGGGCGCAAGGTGCGTAACATCGTGGACTGCGATACCTATAAAGAGATATTCCCTGCGGTCACCCTTGCACCAGACTCAAAGAGCGCGGGGCGGTGGAACACTAACATGGGGGGTGAATACTTTGCCTGTGGGGTGGGGTCAGCCCTTGCCGGTCGCGGTGCGCACTTCCTGATCGTAGATGACCCGTTTTCAGAGCAAGATGTGTTGGGTGGCAACTACGATGTTTTTGACCGTGTGTATGAATGGTTTACCTATGGCGCACGAACGCGCTTGATGCCTCAGGGCAAGGTGGCTATTGTTCACACGCGTTGGCATCCGAATGACTTGATTGGCAAACTTGCTAAAGATATGTCGCGCACGGACTTAGCCGATCAGTACGAACTGTTTGAGTTTCCCGCCATCTTTAACGAAAACACAGATGACGAGAAAGCTCTTTGGCCTGAGTTCTACGATCTTGACGCGCTACATCGCACCAAGGCTTCGATGCCACTGTTTCAGTGGAACGCGCAATACCAACAGAATCCGACCGCTGAAGAGGGCGCACTTGTTAAGCGGGAGTGGTGGCGCAAGTGGGAACGAGAAGACCCGCCACAGTGTGAGTACATCATCATGACGCTAGACGCTGCGGCTGAGACCAACAACCGCGCTGACTTTACGGCGCTCCTGACATGGGGTGTGTTCTCCGACGATAACCTGACCCAGAGCAGCGCTAACATTATGCTGCTTAATGCTATCAACATACGGGTGGAGTTTCCCGAACTTAAAGAGATGGCAATGCGCGAGTACAAGGAGTGGGAGCCTGATTCGTTCATCGTTGAGAAGAAATCCAACGGCACACCGTTGTTTCAAGAACTGCGGCGGCTGGGCATACCGGTGCAAGAATTTACCCCGCATCGTGGAACAGGCGATAAAATAGCGCGTATTAACGCAATATCAGATATATTTAGGTCTGGCATGGTGTGGTATCCCGAAGGGCATAAGTGGGCGGAAGCCGTTGTTGAGCAGGTTGCAGCGTTTCCTGCATCGGAGCATGACGACATGGTTGACTGTGTATCTATGGCGTTAGCCCGATTTCGTAATGGCGGATTTATTCGCTTGCCTACAGATGATATTGACGAACCACGAACATTTAGGCGCAAAGGCGCTTACTACTAAGGCTTTATGGCTACGCAAAAGTTTATGGGCAAGAACACGCTGGTCAAGCGCCTTACCGCACAGGTTGGTAGCACTAATATGGCAGTGGGACTTTTAAAAAAACGTGGGGATTTAAAAGCTGACGGTAAGACCCTGACAGCGGCGGGTAAGAAGCGCGACAATATGACCGCTAAAGAGCGTGCAATAGATAGGGCGGATAAAGCTTCAAGCCGTAAAGCTAAAGACTTTGCGTACAACCCAAAAACAAATCGGGCTACGCTCAAATAATTTAAGGATAAGTCATGGAAAAAGGTTTATACGCCGCCCCCCTTGGGATGGACGATCAAGAAGAAGATGCCCTTGAGATTGAGATTGTTGATCCCAAGATGGTCACGCTATCGGATGGCAGCGTAGAGATTACCTTGATCCCTGATGCCACAGAAGATGACGATGGTGATTTTTCTGCCAACCTTGCAGAGACGATTGATGATGGTGAGTTGCAGTCCTTGGCATCTGAACTGCTTGAGTTAGTCGATGGCGATGTAAACAGCCGCAAAGATTGGGCAGATACTTACGTCAAAGGACTAGACGTTCTGGGCTTTAAATACGAAGAACGCACAGAGCCTTGGCAAGATGCGTGCGGAGTGTACTCAACAGTCCTTGCAGAAGCGGCAATCCGTTTCCAAGCAGAAGCAATGTCTGAGACCTTCCCTGCGGCGGGACCCGTACGCACACAGATTATCGGCAAGATTACACGCGAGAAAGAAGAAGCTGCCAAAC